GTAGTTATGGACGCGGAACTGAAGAGGAACCATGGATTCCAGAGTGTAGAACACACCGTTTGTAGCGGAGATCAGGTTCACACCACCGAGGAACTGGAAGACGTTGCGAACTGCGTAGCCGATTGGGCGAGCAACGCTATTCGGGATCACGTTGCAAGCAGAAGCAAATGTCACGTCACCAGCGCTAACAGTGATCACGTTCCCATCTGGGAACACGATAATATCACCGCCGCCAGCTGGAGCATCAGAAGGAGCAGAGAGAACTTCGTATTCGCCAGCTGCAGCCACTGGGTTACCAGTTGCCACGTTGCGAGCAAACCCGACGTCATTCTGACCGTACTGAACTGCGCAGTAGCAACCTTGATAATCGCGAACCACGACGTTCTCGAGTTGTGCTGCTGTTGCAGATACACCGCCAGCAAATGTCAAAGTCCAGGTTCCTGTAGTGCGAACTGCACTGAGCAGGACAAAGGCTCCATTAAGAGCTGTAACTGGTGCAATTGCGGCAGAGATGGTGATTGTATCACCAGCAGCATACTGAGCGAGAGCAGCCGTTGCTGCAACAGTCTGGTTACCCGACACATTACCGCTAAGAGTTACTTCTGCATCCTTGATCACCAACGTAGTAACACCGGATGAAAGAGTAGCTGTACTAGTACTGACTGAACCTGCGAAAGTGGCGATCTGCGAAGAGTTCTGGGTGCCAGAGAGCAAGCCGGCCGGAACCAGGGCGCCTGACTTGTCGAGACCGACAAGCTGGTGTGAACTGATTACAACCTGGGCTCCTACTGGATGACCTTCATCCAAACGGCGGCCAGGAAGCCACGGTGCTGGATAAGGGACCGGAAGGAACGGACGGAGAGGCTCAGATGCATCAGCATCAGGAGTCGTGTAGCCCAAACGATCGCGACCGTAGAGCGTACCACGATAGTTGTTATTTACGTCGAAAGACATGTTAGATTACTCCTTTGAGGCTGACTTAATATCTTTGGTCTTCGCTTCGAAGAACAAGATGGCTGAAGCAGCCTTTGGATCCTTTGGAAGTTTACGTGCGGCAGGAGTTATTTTCTCCTTGCTATCTTGCACGGTTGTAGTGCCATCTGGGTTAGGAAGCTTAGCCTTATCGGCTACTTCCTTTGCTCCCGCCTCGGTGGGCGTCACTGCTGATGTGCTACTCTGGAATGTGAAACCGGACAGCTTACCCAGTTCGTCATCCAGCGCATCTCTCAAGCTTGCCAGGGAACGCTGTTCTCTTTCCGCTACCTTGACTTGCATCTGGGCATCGGTAAGACCTTGGAAGCTTGCTTCTCCGGTGAGCACCTTTATTGCGACTAATGTGGTGGCGCGGTCCTTCTTGAGACTCTTCACCAGTACGGTATTCTGTTGCTGCAGAGCATCGACTTCAGCCTTTACTGCTGCGAGCTGACCTTCGAGCTTTTCCTGACCTACGATCAGAGTATCATGCTCTACCTTCGTCAGGATGATTTCGCTATCCTTGCCAGCAGCAGCTTGTCCAGGAGCCAACAGCTTGCGATGATACTCAAGCAAGGATCCTGAATGCCAGTGTTCAAGGAGGGCGCCAGCCGCACCGACGATGTGGGACTTGCCATCACTGTCGGCCGCTGCATGTGCCTTGTGGAGTGCTTCGTAGGAACTCGAGCAACCCGTCGGCACGAAACCCTTACCCATTTCGCTCTTGAGACCGGCGCCAACTGTCATCAGTTGAGCCTTCTTCTCAGCATCTGTCAGGACTACATCTGGGATAGCAGCAATAGAGTCTTTGTTCTCATTGCCCTTTTCGATCTCTGTCAAACGCTGGTGAGCATATTCACGATCTGACTGAGCTTGCCAGTTGCCCATGTGGGCGTACAGATCGTAGCGCATTGCACCCTTGCCTTGATCATCGGCCTTTGCATAGTGGCCATTCAACGAATCCAGGCAAGTCAGTGTATCTGCAGGAACCTTTGCATCATCGAAAGAGAAGAGTGTAACCTTATGAAGCTCGGCTACTAAGTTCTTGACCGAGTCGGTCAGAACTGGAGTAGGATCTGCATCCTTCTTCTTGCTCTTGCTTTCGCATCCAAGTGCCTTAGCCTTGCGTGATACGCAGCCAAGGATCTTGGACTTTGTGCCATCGCTTACCTTCGCGCGGCCGATTAGACGGCGTGCAGCGGTAACGTGAGCACAGTCAGGTACAGGGAAGCTACGGCCCGGGCCACAGAAAGCGGAACCCTTAAGGCTCTTACGCTTCTCAGTGGATAGCTTAGCATCGGTTAGTATTTCACCGTACTCAGCATCCTCAGCCTTGATAGCGTCTTCACTATCCGCCTTCGTGAACATTTGTTCATACAGGGCGTCTGGGTCCGCGAAGAAGCTGCGTTCATCCTCAGGCAGCTCTTCGATCTTCCAATCCTGATAAGGTGTGAGGCTTTCGACATCGATAGCTGGAACTTCCAGTTCAAACTGCTTAGCCTCTTCGGTGATGCGAGCTATATAGTGAGTTCTCGCTTCAACCGACATATCCTGAAGGGTCGGGATCAAAGCCTCTATTTTGGCTTCTACCTGTTCCTTCGTAATCTTTTTGTCAGCCACGGTCTCTAAACCGTGCTTCTGTATGTGCGACTTCAGAGTTGTTGAAACTCTGCGCACCATCTCCTTCTCAGCATCTTCCTTTGGGTCGAATGCCTTGATCTTGTCGGAGATCTCAGTTGCGCGCTCCTTTGTGAGGGGCGCCTTATTCATTTCGTCTAGATAGCTCTGCAGTTCAACAAGCATCTCACTGTCCTTGATGTCGGGGTCCGCAACCTGAATATCCGATTCGAACATCTTTCCCAAGTCAATGCTATCTGCCATCGCGAACGAGGCCATGAGTTTAGTCTGGCGCTCGGGACGCATACCCATGAAGAACATCTTGTTGTTCAAGCTGTCTTGGAGGATTTCCTTCGAGATAACCTGAGCAAATGGGTCGGCTGGGAAGTTGACGAAGCTCATTTCCTTGTAGAAGAAGTTGCCAGCGATAAGAAACATCTTCTTGCCGTCAACCAGTTCCCCAAGCTTATGTTCGCAGCGATCGTCAGTAGCCCAATCTGTGTGGCACGCGGAGCAAATGGCCTGGTCAGTTTGAAAACCAACCGAGACTGTAAGGTACTCACCTGTGAGCACCTTTCGGATGCCATCAGGGTTGGTGATTTTCATCCCCAGCTCGATGAATCCTAGACCTCTATAGTCTTCACGAGGCTGGAGCTTGTCCAGGACCACGTTAATCGACCGATATAGGTCAAGACGCTTTGATGTCGCGTCCGCGAAAAACAACATACTATTGATCTCTGGCACTTCAGTACGATACTTGTGCGAGGTATCAATATAACGAGCTTGATGGATACGACCTATTGCAGTCTGTTCCTTGTCATGCTCTACCAGAACTGGCTTTAGGGGCTTATCTGGTTCCGTCCAACGGTAGACCGAATCTTGCATGCGGTCTGGACGGTAGAAGCGCTGGTTGCCATTTACGATGCCAGAATGGGTAGCCTCTACTTTTACAAGGAGGGACTTACCTGTTGGCTCCGAATCATCTCGGCATTCAGCTAGATTCTTTTTGCTGCGGTCAACCTCTTTAACCCTCAGGTTAACGAAGTCTCGCATGTACAGGAGACCCATGAGGAGCCTCCTTATCTGCGGCCGCGGAAGGGCGTTGCTTTAGTAATATCTCCGATCTGGGTAGTTATAAACTTCTCAAACACCTGACCAGGCTTTACCTTACCCGCTTGCTGCAGGTTATTCATCACCTTGTCCAGAGGACCGTTCATTAGGTTCTGCTTCTGGTCCCTGGTCGGGGCTACTTTCGGTTGATTCTTCGGCATGTATATCCTCGAAGTAGGTTGAAACAAGATCGGTGAGTAGAACCGACATTATGTCGGGGTCCGTAGTCTGAGCGACTCGGTCTTTCGCCAACTGGCGGAAGGTATCTAGCGTCATTCGATCCTGATTAGTATAGTAAATCCCAGCCTCATCACGTAGGCAAGTCTCGACGTACTTATCGATTACGGCGGCGGAAGCCTTTCCCCAGCCGGCAGCCGAGAAAGTACCCTCTGTCTTCAGATGGTCCATTTCAGCGAGTAGCTTGTCATATAGGAGGTTTGGATCCATAGATGAGCGTGCTGAATGCGGGTCTAGATTACGCCCGTATTGATTTGCTGGGCGATTCTTATTAGCAACGGACTTAGCTCCCTTGCTAGCTTTGCTGGGGCCTTTCTTACCCTTCTCCCCAGCTGCTTCTGCGCCACGAACATACATGGCTTCAATCATACCCTTATTCTTTAGGTCAATACCAGACTGTTGTAAGTCCTTGACGTGCAACTCATAGTGGGTGAGCTTAGCATCCTTCTTAGTATAAGGAACACGCTGCAGTTCACGACGAGCTTCGTCTTCAGTCAGCAGATGGTTATTGAATACTTCAAGAACGTGATTCTGCCACTTGATATGACCATCAACGTCAACATCTGGGAATACCAGGTCCACATCGGCAAGGGCATT